GACATTTACAATAACGATATCGCCAATTTTTTCATAAAGGCAAGTTGCAGATTTTATTTTATCAATCTGAGTAGAGTACGGAGTAAGAGTAGCTGTGCCGAGTTCGATATTTGACGAATCGTATTTAGTCGCCAAGGCGGTTTTATCGGCTTTAACAAGCAGAGCATTGTAAACCGTACCACTTGTGAGATAACACGGGCTGTTATTTTTTGGCTCGCTGTCAAACGGCATTGAATCGAGCTTTCGGGCAATACTCTTGTCTGTTTTATCAAGCCTTGCTCCGAGTGAATTTTGACCGCCTCTTGCCGTGGCTATTTCGGTTTCAAGTGCAATTGCCCCGTCTGTTGCCTGTTCAATCCCCTCGTCCATATGGTTGAGGTTGTCGGCATTGAGGGGCGGAGCAGAGCCGTTCACAAAGACAATTTTATTGTATTTGTTCATTTTCTTTTACTTCCTTTCCTAATCGTTTTTCGCCCTTTGATGTGAGGGCAGTTATAAATCCGTTCATTTTCTTATTGAACACAAATGTTTCGATTGTCGGCAAATCTTCAAACGGAGTTTTAATTGTGTACTTATCGCCTGCCTCAAGCCACCAATACGAAAACAGCTTAATTTTTGTCGGGCGGTATTTATATACATCACCAAAAAAATTAACAGAATTATATTTTGTGCCGATATCACTTGCTGTTGTTCTGCACCTCATCAAAATGTTATCGGAAACATACCACGAAAAATCGTTACTGTTGCCATACAAAAACGCTTTTTTATCAGCAAACTTAGCACTGTACATACGGATAGGCTCAAGTTCGTAATCTTCAAAGGATAAATCTTTGTACGAATCGATTGTTTCAACGGAAGATTGAGAATACAGCCTTTTAAAACGCATTTTTCCGTCGGCATCTATAACGGCAAAGCTCAAAGTTAATTCTGCATAAGCTTGGATTAAATCTGACAAGGTAATGTCCTTTATAACCTTTTCCACGCAGGTATCATCAAATTTCAGCGGTACACTAAAGATAGATAAGCTCGGCGGTGAAACCCCTGTAATTGCATAATCTTTGGCAAATTCTGCGATTATTGAATAAAAGCTCTTAAAATTATCGTCTTTTTGATAGTGCGCATAACCATAAGCAAAACTGCCGTCCTCGTTCTCTTTGCCTGCAAACCACAAAGACATATCCACCTTTGACATATCATAAAAAGCGTCATAGGCTGTGATTTTGACGATGTTACGCTGTTTTTTATCTCTTTGAGCCGACTGAATTTTACCGTAGAAAACAGGACATTCAACCGTTCCTGTTTCAGCAGGACAAATAAGAGTATCTGACGGGTACAAATCATCTGACGGATACAGCTCTGATTCAAGATATGTTGCCGTTATGATGACCTGTACCGTCTTTCTTATCAAAGCCGAGCAATCATAATCAATGAGTTTCACGCTCATTTCAGAGGCTATGCAACCGCCGAATTTCAATTCTTTTTCAACGATTTCATTTTCAAGTGAAAAGCTGTCAAGCACGATACTTTCGCCGGTTATATCCTCAAAACTACCGTCAGGAGAATGCAGGGCAACGGTGTTGTAAAGTGTGTTCGTTTTCAGCTTATCAGCAATTTCTTTAGATACAAGCATTTTTAAGAATCACCCCTTAATACTCAATCAGCTCAACCGTAATCGGCTGATAGGTTATATCATTCTTTTCAGCATTCATTACGGTATATTCAATATCAGGAATATAAAAATAAGAGGTGTAATAGCTGTTCGTTTCATCGTTCCAATAAGTTACCCTGCACTTTCTCTGTAACTTATTTGCCATTGAGAGGTTGATAATCGACTGAAAATCAATCTTTTCGTCAAGATGAAGAATGTGAGTTGAAAACGAAATTTTTGTTTTGTAATTTGGCAGCGTTGCCCTTTGAAGCGTACCGTTCTGATCTCGTTCCGCAGAAGTTTCAAGTCGCTGATTCGGAGTTGATGAAAATGCGGTAATGTACTTATTCGGCATTATGTTGTTGCCGAATTTAAGCAAATAGCCGTTATAATTTGACATATCATTTCCCCCTTTATGCGAATGCGGATTTACCGTTGTGTCTGCGTCTGTAAAGCTCATCCTGTCTTATCATTTCTTCAAAAAGCGTTGAACCCTCAAGTTCTGCCGTAAACGAATAAGTGTTGCCGCCGTTATTGCGAAAGATAATGAACATTTCATAAATGCGTTTAAGCAGGTCAAGAATTTGTGTGAGAATCACTGTATCCTGACCGCCCGAATTGTCGAGCATACCCTGTAACTTGTTAAGAGGAGAAATAACCTCAGGGTTACCGCTGTTAGCACCTGCGTTATCGCCGACAACCGCAAGTGTCGGAGCTTTAACAATACCGCCTTTTGCAAATTTTCGTGCCGGTGATTCCGTGGGTTCTTCAAATCTCGGAATGAGAGGCGGATTTTCAGGCATTGAAAAACTCCAATCCTGTCCAAAAGCCGCTCCGATAATACCGGCTATTCCGCCGATTGAATTAACAACACCCGAAACGAAATTATAAATACCTGTCCACAACGCATTTATGCCGTCAATGATAGCGTTTATAATAAACTTAAACACGGCACAAATGCCGTCCCAAATACCTTTGAAGAAGTCGTAGATACCCTGCCATGCTTTTTTCCAATCGCCTGAGAAAACACCTGTAATGAAGTCAATTAGACCGCCGAATGTTTTCTGTATAGAGGTAACCAACCCACCGATAAATGTAAACACATTATCAAACACCCTTTTTACGGCATTGAAAACATTCTGAAATATAGGTCCCCAAAAACTGACAAGCCAGTTTACAAACGGTGACAGGAAGTTATTCCACACGGTTGAAACACAGTCTGCAACCTTGCCGAAGAAGTTTATTGCACCCTCAAAAACAGGCTTCAGCCAGTTTTCCCAAGCTGACTTTACTATTGCTACGATAAAATCCCACGCAGGCTTAATCCATTGATTGTAAACATTCATCAGGGTTGTGCCAATGTTGGTAAACATATTGCAGATATTCTGAAAAATCTGCTGTCCGTTGCCGTTCCACCAATTACTGATAATTGTTCCGATATCTCCGAAAATTTGACCGATAAAGTTAAACACATCTGCAAACTGCAATTGTAAATTTTCGAGAAATTCAGTGATTGTTGCACCGTCATTTTCAGTCCATTCAACAAGGCTTTCGGTTGCAGTTGAAAACGCACCCGAAACAACTTCGCCGACTGAGCCCGCAAAGGTTGTAAGATCGCTTAAAAGATTGGAAATTGATTCTTCCATTTGAGGGCGAACATTGTCAATTGCATTGCCTGCAAGTGTACCGAAATTATCAAAAAAGATTGAAAGGTTGTTATAGCCGTTTGTAAGATTGTTGCCTATGGTGTCTATAAAGCCGATAATCTTTTCCCTGTCTTTTGAAATCCACTTAGCAACACCGCCTGAAATGGTCTGAAACGACTTTCCGCCGATTGTCGCAACCGCTCCGAATGCAGAGCCGATTGCCCCGAGTTTTGCAGAACCGACCTTTTGCATTGTGCCGAATGCCTTTTGAACTATGGGAACAGCATTATCAAAAACGGTCTTGCAGTTCTTGCCTATAGCTGACCAGTCAACCTTGTTAATACCTTTCTGTACATTCTCGACAAAGCCTTTGAATCCGCTTTTTTCGTATAGATTTTTGAATGCCCCCGAAAGGTTTTTGCTTGTGTCCTTGACAACATTCTTTGCAACAGCTCCGCCCGATGAACCGCCCGATGAGCTTTTTGATGAAGATGTATCTGACTTTGAAGAACTATCGGTACTTGAAAGCACATTCAGCTTATCAAAGCCCGCAACACTTCTCTTTGCTTTTTCGGAACTTTTCTGAACATTATCAAGTGACTTTGAACTGTCATCTGCCGTATCCGTAAGGCTTTTGGCAGAATCGGACGCAGATTTGATATTGCTTGCGGTGTTGTTGCCTGTATCCCAGCCGAAGACCTTTGAAAGCGATTCAACCGCACCTTTGGCATATTCCGTTAAAGTTGCAAGTGCGGAACTCAACCGCTTTACAACCTGAGTTGCCACCTGAAGAATAGGCTGACCGACTACGGCAAGGAGCTGTTTCCAACTTTCTCTGAGGTTGCCTGTTACATTCTCCCAACCGTCTGCTTCACGGCTTGCCTGTCCCATAGCACCCGAAAGCTGATTAGCGTCCTTAACCATTTGCAAAAGCGTGAGCTGTTTCTGCGATTCCGACAAATCCATAAATGACTTGCCATACAACTTATTAGCCGCCGCATTTCGTGTGGTTTCAGTACAGGACAAACCGAGTGCGGCATCATTTTCAAAGTTGCCTTTGAGAAACGATTTCAGGCTTTCTGCGGTGTCTTCAAGCGAACGGTCATAATATGCGGCACTGTCGGCTGTTACCTGCAAAGCCTCCTGCATCATACCCAAAGCACTTGAACTGTCCATACCCGTAGTTTTTGCAAAGGCATAAATGCTTGTGCCGACACCCTGTAATCGGGTTTCAAGAATACCGCTTTGATCGGCAACGCTCTGAATGGCTGATTCTGCCTGCGACTGCATTGTACCGAATGTCTGCTCAAACTGCGAATTTGCCGCATTGACTTCCGCAGCCGATTCAATGCACTGCTGACCGAACTCCTTGATTTTGGCAACAGAAAAAGCGGCAACCACAGCCATTCCTATTTTCTTAAACGAAGATGAAACCGAATTGCTTAACTGCTCACCGCTGCCTTTGATGTTTGAAAACTCTTTCTCGGTTTTCTGAGAAACGCCCTCCGCAACCTTTGAAAAGGACTGTTTCATATCCGTGCTTACATTTTCAAAATCTTTTGAAAGACTTGAAAACGCCGAATCAAACTTTTTTGTAATTGAATCGGAAATCTTATGCAATGTTTTGGAAATATCATCACCTGTAAGCCTGACATCAAGCTCAATTTCACCCGCCTTTGTCGCCATATTCACCACTTCCTTTCATTTTAGATTCTTTAAAAACAGGCATAAAAACAGCGCACACCGCTATGATGTACGCTAATAAAATTTTGCAAAAGAACAGCCACCCCATTTGGAGTGGCTTTTTGTTTTAGTTGTTGAGTTCGTAGTATTTGATGTCGATTTTCGGAAGTGACACATTGTTGCCCATTACGGTTTCATATGTATAGTCGCCGTCACAAGTTCCCCAGAATGTGATTACATCATCTTCAAGGAGTTTGTCCGCACCGTCAGGAATTTCTACAGTTGCGTAGATTGTATCAGTCCACAATGGTTCATCAAGATACTCATTTTCTTCTTTGGTTATATTGATTCTCAGGTCAACCGAATCGCCCCAGCCTTCCTGAACCTGAATAATCTGACCTTCAAACTTGTAGTCATTACCTTTGTACTTGTCAGGGTTTCTTGAAAGAGTTTTAAAGTCGACTGTTTTGCAACCGTCTTTAAATTCTTTTTCAACCTTCTTCGGGTCTTTAGTAGGCTTTTCTGTTGCAACTTCTTTTGTGGTCGGTGCTTCTGTCGCTTTTTCAGTTGTTTTTTCTGAACTCTGATTTGCAACAGTAGTTTCCTGCTTTGATTTGTTTGAACCGCTGTTACCGTTAATTGCACCGTTTACACCGCCAACAATCATAATAGCAACAACGATAATAACCCAAAAATACCAACGCTTGTAAATTTTCTTCTTCGCATTTACAGGATTTACGGTTGCCGAGGTTGAATCGTTTCCGCCAAAGCCTGCACCGCACTTGTCGCAAAATTTTGCATCGTCCTTTAATTCGTTTCCGCAATGTGGACATTTCATAAACATACACTCTCCTTAATAAATTTGTTAGTGTATGTTACATTTTATCACTATATATTAACATTGTCAAGAATTTTGTAGATACAGTGAAAATTATGTACAAATTTACAGATTGGCAAAAAAGTTTTGAAATTCTGCAAGAACGGTGTTCATATCTTCGTCTGAACAGTGCTTTACATTCCTTGACCGCCATTTGTTGCGGATTTTATGCTGTGACGAAGTAAAGTTTTTCAAGACTTCTTTGTCGGTTTCAAGGCGAATTTGAACCGTTCTTGCAAGCGGTGTTTCGGGTCCTAAGCCTTGCAGAAGTGAGCAGAACTCATTCCAACTCATTTTAGCAAAATCCTTTGAATAAATGCTGACCCCGTACTCCGAGCGAAAGCTTGACACGATTAAATCAAAGTCATCAATCAAATCGTAGCCGGGGTCTGAGCTTCCCCCTCGTCAGTCAAATCGCCCTGTACAATTTTGGCAGATTCGCTGATAAGGGTGCTGAAATCGTGAATATTCAGCTGTAGCTTTTCAATCTTTTCCCTTTCGGATTCATCAAAAAGAAGATGATACATTTTGATAACATCTTTGTTCTTGCCGTTGCCGTCCTCAAAAATTGCCGCAAGTTTGAGAATTGAAACTGCGTCATTGTTGATTGCAAGGTCAACATTTTTAACTCTGACGCTCGGCTTTTCCTCAAAATTAAGCTTGTCTGTAATATCAATTAACTTTGACATAATCGTTCATTCCTTTCGTTTTTTAAGCGGCTGCTGTATATACGGGTTTACCGTTTGACATAACTTCAAATTCAAGCGGAGCAACACCCGTGCTTGCGCCTGCACCGTTTGATGTAACGGATACAACTGCATTTTTAAAGAGGACGGTTGCACCGTTGGGGAAGGTCCACATAAACGAAACTTCTGTCTTTCTGCCGTTTTCAAATGCAAGGGCGGCAATCTGGTCATTGCCTGCGTCACCGATTGTACGCTTGCCCTTTACCGAAATTGTGATTGACTTTGCTGTCATAAGCCTTGACTTCCAGCCCTCGTTTTCAAAGGCTGTCCATTCCTCGACACCGTTGTCAAATGCAACAGAAAATTCTTCGCAGTTAGCAATATTTGTCGTGGCGGATTCTGTTCCTGCCTTGCCAACCGCAAACTGATTTTCATAGCACGGGAATACTCCCGATTCAACTTTTGCCATAAAATTACTTCCTTTCGTAATAAAATTTAACTTCAATGACCTGCTCATACACACCCTTGTCGTCTGTTCCCACATCAACGGGTTCTTCCGTGAGCAGTTCGATTATATAGATTTTGTGTTCCTTAATTTCAACATTTTTAATGCCGTAAAGCGTTTCGTAAAGTCTGCGTGCAAACTCCTCGGTTTCTCTTGCGTTGTCGGTGTAATGGATAAGCAAAGACACGCTTATTGTATCGTAGGTGCTTTCACCGCCGATTGCCCTTGTGGGTGTTCCCGACTGCTTTAATGAATACACACCGATGGACCTGTCCTGCTTGTTGTCAAGCTTGCCGATGTAATAATGCTCGGCTGAGGTAACGCTTTTGAGCCAATCTCTGATGTCCGATAAGTAAATCAAAGTCCTGTATTTCTCCTATATATTTTAGTGAATGTTTGACTGCAAAAATTCTGCCGTGTACCGCCCTCAAGCCACGGTGAGAACCATTTACCGCCGGCGGCAATGTTTTCCTTACGGCTGAAATTATACTCGGGATGAAAATACAACCGCCTTGCATACGGAGTGCTTGACACAATTTTAACCGTGCCGTTCCAACTCTGCGCACAATCTTCAAAGGTATTTTCGTTCTGAAGATTACCCGTATCAAACGGCATTACCTGCGTGTTTTTCACCTGTTTAAGAAGTGCGTCACCTGTCTGTTCAAGAGCCTGTTGCTTTGCCTTGTCAAGCTGTTTTACAACAGGCATATTGAGTTTGATTTTTGATGATACCGAAAATCCCATTAAATCACATCCAATTCCGTAAAATTAACTGTACCGTCAGGGTTGCGGTGTTTTGTACCCTGTACGATACTTCGCTTCACACCGTCAAGGATTACAAAGCCACCGCTTAAAGTGGGGCTGTCGGGGGCAATATCGCCGTCAAAAAGCAAGACAGCCGACACCTGAACAATTTTCTGCTCTTTGGTATAGACCGTCTTTGCCTTTGACTGCACATTGCATACAGCATTGCCTCCGCAGCGGAGATTTGACGGATAAAGATTTTCGGAGGGATACAGATTTTTGCATTCAAACACGGTCAGGGGTGTTCCGTCTTCGGTAACACCCTCACCGTAGATTGTGACCTCGACAGGAGTTTTGCAGAACTGCTTTTTTACAAGTGACGGAAATTTCACGGTTTTCACGCACCTTTCAGATTGCAGGATAACAAAGTCCTGTTGATTTTAGCAACGCATAGAGGTCGGCAGGAATTGCCACTCCGCTGATACACATTAAATTCCAGCTTGCGCCAAATTCCATTGATGTACCGTTGATTGAATAGCTTTTCAGATAGGAAGAAATCATATCGGCATTTTCTTCTTCAAAAGCAGTAAGTCTGCCATGCACTCTGCCGATGATTCTCTTCTGCATTTCCGAAAGTTTTTCAAAATCAATGCGGTTAAAAGTCAGAACATCAATGTGTTCGGCAGAGATAATACTGTTTTCATCTCCACCCTGATGTTCAATGTAATCGGCATACATTACGCAACCGCCGTTGTGTCAACATCGGCATAAATGCTGTCAATTTTGCCGTCCTTGCCGTTCGGGAATACGAATGTGTCGGAAAGTGAACGGTTCTGATAGAGCCAGCCGTCACCCTCTGTGTGTGAGCCGGGAGCAAAGAAGTAAATGCTTGAAATCTTCGGAACAGTCTTGCAGGTTTCACCGCAGGCAACAAGAACATTGATTTTGTGAGCGCCTGTTGCAGGCTCAAAACCGCCGTCATCGGGGTTAAAGTTGAAATTATCGTAGAAACGCTCATCGTCAATAACCTCGATGATAGGGCAACCGTCAATCTCGGTCACTCTTGTTTCAATGCCGATACCGCCCTCTGCAATCTGTGTAAGCTCAATCTTGCGAGTGAACTCTGTTGACTGTTCAAGGCAGTCCATAATGTGAGATGTCACATAGGCAACAAGTGTGCCTCTTGCCTTGTATCTGCGGAGCTTGCCGGCAGAGAGAATTGTTTTGAGCTTTGAATAAGCGTTCTCCTTAGTCCACTCCGATGTCTTTGTTGAAGAATGGTAGCCGTCTGTTGCCTGAGCCTTTGCTGCAACCTTTGAGAAGAAAAGTGCGTCTGTTTCGGGAGCAACCTGTGTCTGCTCAAATGTCTTTGAAATGTTCTCAACTCTTGCAGTCGAATTTGTTTCATCAACATCTGCCTTATCCACAAGGAACTCAATATCTCTGTCGTGCTCGCAAGTGAAAGGAACATCTGTCTGTGTATATTTGCCTTTGTTCCAACCGCCGTTGCGATTGTGGTTCTTAAAGCCTGATGTGCTCATCTGTGTGAAGTGGAAAGTTCTTGCGCCAACCCACTTTACATTTGAAGTGATGAATGGTGATGTAAGTGTGCCCTGAACAAGAATTTCGAGCAGATCAGGGCTGAACTGCTCGGCATAGTTATTTGTGTTTGCCATGATTTTTTCAATCCTTTCTTTGGTTAAATATTAAATCTGTTCCATTTTTTGGTAGGAACATTTGCCTTTGGTTTTGTACCGTCCGATGTACCGTTGCCGTCACCGCCGATTTTCTTAACTCCTGTGCCGTTCTCGGCAGGTTTGCCCTTGAGTGCGGGAATATCGTCAAGCACCTTTTTAACAGCCTCTGTCAGCTTTTCCGCATTGACCTTGCCGTCTGTCACAGCTTTTGAAAAGTCTGCAATTTTAAGCACATACGGAACGGTTGCAATGTCAACGCCCTGTTTTACGGCTTCGAGGGTTGCCGACTGGTTGACTTCTGCCATAAGCTTTGCGTTGTTTGCAGATTCAACTTCCGACTGCATTTTTGCAAAGTCGGGAGTGTTCTTGGCTTTCTGCTTTTTAAAAGCACCGATAGCCTCTTTCATCTCATCGGCTGACAATCCCTGCTCCTTAAAATAAGACTTCAACACGGTGTCCTCTGTCACGCTTTGTTTGCCTGTAATAAGGCTTGCGAGCTTGTCGTAATCAAAGGCAGGAGCGTTTCCCTGCGGTGCAGGTGTCGGTTCATTGGGGGTTGGTGTTGGATTTGGTTCTGCCATTTTTTCATATCCTTTCAGTTTTTCGGGTGTCTCCCGTAATCAGTTTATAGAGTGTCTCTCTGTTTCAGTTTTGCACGGTGTCTCCCGTAGTTTAATGTCTTCGGACAATAAAAAAGCACCTTACATATTCGTAAAGTGCTTAATCCGCTTTTTCTGTTTTTTCTGTTTTAACTGCTTTGGCTCTCGGCTTTTTGGGAGCGTCAGGCTTGACCTCTTCTGCAAAACCACCGTCAATGAGTTCCTTTGCTCTCTGCTCGGAGCATTCAAAAACTTCATTCACAGGTCGGGTTACATAACCGTTCTGCCTGTCATTAAATGCTGTTGTTACTCTGATTTTCATTCTGTCACCACCTTTCTAAACCGGTCGAAATCGACGGGTTTAAATGCAAAAAGCACCCTATAATCAACATTGCTGTCGATTATAAAATGCTCAATTCGTAATTTTATGCTGTTTTTGTGAATTGCATATAACAAAACCGCCCTTTTTACGGAGCGGTTAGATTATGCCACTATCTTTTAGATATTGCATTTTTTGTTTCTCTCTAAGCTTACTGTAAAGTGCTTCAGCATCTTTAGCTTCTTGTGGAGCATCTTCACGCAAAGTGACATTTAAACCATTTGTTACAAGGTACGGCTTAAACGCATTCCATAGAGATTTTTGTTCTTCAGTTTGTATCAATCTCATACCATCATCACCCTAAAAGTTTGCTGACTCTGTACTCGTTATACACTTCATCCATAGCTTTATCTTTTAAGCATTCAAAAGCATACTCACTTATATCCTCTATATTATAACCGTTATTTATCAATTTTTCAACCTTTGGAGCATAAATTTTATTAAGGTAATCGCAATATTCAAAATAATCGTTAATACTTCCGAATTTTGCTCTGTAATTTTTAGCGTCTTGCCAATGAATCAGTTCGTGAAGAATTGTACTCAATCCGTCTTGCGGACAAGCCAAGTTTTCTTGTAAATCTGACAAATCACTTGTTGAAAAGTATGCTGAATTGACATTTAGAACATTCTGCATTGGCATATATGAAGCAATAGCATTTACTCGCATTTCTTCGGGAGTGACAATACAAATTTCAGGCTTTCCGCTTGTTTCAACCTCTCCGAGCATATCAAACGCTTTTCTCACTTGCATATCAAAATTATGAAGTTCTTTTCGTTTTAGCTTTACCTTATCTGAAATATAAACATTGTCACACAATGTATTTGCCTTGCGGGTATCAATTGTAATTGTTTCGCCCTCAATTTTGCGTTCAAAAGTTTTTGATATATCTTCTTCAAAAACAGGTCTGTAATATTTCTGTTCATTGGTGTTTAGTGAGAATTGCTTTGTCTTTTCTTCAAGCGTATTCGCCCTATCGTGCCACTCATCGGCTCGGGTTTGGGCAATGCGTTTATTGTCCTCATCAAGGCTGTATTCGGCACGGCGGTCAAAGCGTTCTGCCTGACGCTGTGCATACTGCTGTTTTTCCTCTATTCCTCGCTGACGGTCAAGCTCTTTGATTTCATCTTCAGACAGCGGTGCGTCCAAATCATCAAGTTCGGGATAATATGTACTTGTGCTGTCCTTACATCTCGGATGAAACAAACCGTTCTTGATTGCGGTTGAGAGAAGCGGATAGTTTCCGTCTGACTTTTTGCCGTTTGAATAAACATCGTCAATAAACACCTTGCCGATATATTTTGCACAATCGGGGCAACCGCCCTGTCTTGAGTTCACAACAACGAGGGATACTCCCCATTCGGCTCGCTTTTCGCCCTCACCACGCAGATAGGCTCTTTTGTTGGCTGTTTTAACCGCCATATCCGCATAATCCGAGAGCGTATGCCTTGCACCGTTTTTGTATTCCACACAATTAAGACCTGCGTTGAGCATATCTTTACAAGCCATATCAACGGCTTTTTCGTATGTAACCGCACCCGTGTTCATTGCAACCTGTGCGTTAAAAATCGCCTTGCGGTACTTGTCGTTGCTCATACGCAAAACTGCCGTTTCTGCCCTCTTTAAATCGTCTGTGGTCGATTTTATGAGTGTGTCAAGTTTACGGTCATTCACCTTAAAAAACTCGGCTGTGCTGTGTTCTGACGGCTTTTTCGGGGCTTTGAAGCCGTCCTTGACAGCTTCAAGAATTTCTGCCTCCTGACTTGCATTTCCGTCAGCTTTGGCGGTGCGAATCATCTCTTCAACCTTGCTGTTAATGGTTTTGAAACGCTTGCCAAATTTCTTTGCGTTGTGCTTACGGTACTCTTCAAGACTTTTGAGCTGTTCAGCCTGCCATTGTGTCCAACAAAAATTATTTTTATCTTCTTCAACTCTATGATTTTTAAAATTTCTTATCATTGATGATATTAGTTCATTTTCAATTTTTTCGAATGCTTTTGAAATATCATAGTCCATTAATAATATCCGTTTCACCTATCGAATAACAAGAAAGAAGAGGCTGTCACAAATTAACTGCCTCTTCTTTCTTGTTTAATTATATTTCCAAATAAAGCCATATGCGGTTTTTGTTTTTCCTCTACAACATTTTACGATATGACTTTTATCTATTCCCAATGTTTCGCCCGCAACAGTTACACTATCCCACACCCTTAATAGATTTCCGAATTTATCATATTGTTTAACACTCTTATTTTGTTTCTCTAATTTTGTTCCGTAATGGTTATTGTATAAACTGGTACACCACTCAAGATTATTCACATTATTATTTTCTTTATTTTCGTCCTTATGATTTACTTGTGGATAGTTATTAGGGTTAGGAATAAATGCTTTTGCAACCAATCTATGTGCTTTGTATGATGTATACTTACCAGTTAATGGATTTTTGATACTGGTAACTAAGTAACCATCTTTATCTTTTTGCCATTTAAGAATTTTATTGCTTTCCCATTCAGTAAATTGATTTCCATATTTTTTTGTTCTTTTCAAACGACCTAAATTACTGATTTGATAATCTCCATTTAGTTCTTCAATATCTTTCCAAATTTCGTTATCCATATCATTTAGCCGCCTTTCTTATTTCAGCTTTTGCGGATTTTATGCCTTGGGCATAGCCGAATACGAATGCATCACAAATCATATCAAATACACTTGAATTGGTACGATAAATCTCATTGACATTATCGCAGCCCATATCGTAGTATGGATTAATAGTGCCACGAACACTTTCGATTACCTTTTTTACACTCTTTACACAAGCCATAATAAAAACTCCTATCAATTGTTTTGTTTAACAGAAGTAATCTTAAATGATATAATAGATTTCAGATAGAGATACTTCTGTCGGTTTTTTTAGAGTGTTGCAAACTTTGGTCGGTGGGCAACACTCTATTTCTTTTTATCAATTTCAGCTTTAACTAAGGCAATACCTTTATGTACTACATCTGACTTAGTAATATTAAGACTTTTAGCACATTCTTCAAGGGTATTATATGTATCAGCTGATAATCTGATTTCAAACCTTTTATCACGCTTATCTTGCGTAGGTCTGCCTTTAGGACACATTCTTTACACCTGCCTTATTTTGTCCGTACATATATAATACATTATGTACGGACATTTGTCAGGGTTTAATTAGAAAAATTTTTAAAATCAAGTCCTGCCACATCGTCAAGCTCCGATTTTTCTTCTTCGCCTGCAATGCCCTGTTCTTCCTTAATTCTCTGCACCTCTTCGGCTTTCCAATCCTCCGACTTGCTGTCGCCGTAAAGCTCGTCAACCGAGGTTTCAACTGACATCAAACCGCCCTGTCTTGCTTTTGACACGGTTTCAACCTGACTTTCAAAGCTCGGATTTGCATATTCGCCGAAGTTTACGGATACTTCCAAGCCCTCAACAATACCCTTGCCGTTAAGTTCACCGTCTGCATTGAGTACAACTGCAACAAGGCTTTGAAGTGCGTTCTGCGTAATTTTCACAAGGTTCTGCCTTGTGTAAAGGGTTGTCTTTTCCTTTTCACGCTGAGCGTCTGCATTATCAAGCTTCTTCGTATCAATGCCGAGAGTTGACGGCGATATAATGCCCTGTAAGCAGAGGTCGAGGGCAGTAATGTATGAACTCAAATAACTTTCGTGCTGAATCTGCGGACTTTCGGTGTAAATCCTGTTGCCGTTGCCGTTTTCAGACATATCGTTGCCCACGGTGATAAATCGGTTGTCAAACGGATTTGGCGATATCGGCTGACAGGTTTCGGGATTTCTCGGAACAAGGCAATCAGGCACATACTGCTTTGTTCGGCAGGCTCTGAGTGCGTCCATCCACTGTGACCACACTTCATCAAGACTGTCGAAAGCGTCTGTTTTTATGCCGATAATGCCCGCACCTCTGCCCTTGTGGCACGATTTGCCGTAAAGGACAGGTACAGCCCACATATATGATTCGTCAAATGTAACGCCCTTTGAATCAATCCACGAAAGAGCGTCAACCGTGTGCAGGTCAATCTCTTTGCCGTTGTCATCGTACAAAGCATAGTGAATATAGCCGTAACCGTATGTTTCTTCAAAACGGTAACGGCGGTGTTTTTGCGTGTAATCGGTGTAAAACTTAACCTCTCGGATTCTGCCGCGCACATATGTAAAGTCGATGTTTTCGGCAGGATACCATTCAACAATCGGAACATCTGATACAGCCGTGTCAAAGCTGACCTTAAAAGCACCGTCACCGACAACACATAGGTCACGGAGCATTTGCTTAACCGTGTCTGACAATTTGTTCTGCTTTTCAATATCTTCCCAACGCTCAGCATAAGCGGTTGAATTTTTACTTGTAACATCTGTGCCGTTGTAGTCGGCAATTACGATATTCACAAGCGTTTCGCAGATGAGTGCCGGCAAACCCGTGTGTATTTTACGGATTTCAAGCCCCTCTGTGCTTTTTGCCGCCCAAAACATAGTTTTGTTTGTATCAATCTGCCTGTACAGCTCCGCAAGCTGTCTGCTGTTGCCCCAATACCAAATGCGATTGATAAAGCACTCGGTCAGATGATTGCTTGTTTCGGTAACGGTAATTGTTTTGTCGCTTGCAGGAGTAATCTGCAAAAAGTTTTTAATTCCCGATCTGATAGATTCAGCCATTCTGTTAATCAGCCCCATTTATTTCACTTCCAATAATATTTTTAAACGGCAGCCACGCATATTGACCGCTGTTAATGCAATGGTCGTGACCGTCCTCGGGTGTATTGTCTTTATCCTCTCGCCAGCTGTAAATTTCAAACTCGGCAATCGTGTTTTTACAATGTTCAAGCACAAAATAACAGTCGGTGGCAAGCCAGCCGAGTACAAGATTGATTCGGTCGATAATCTTCGTTTTCTTCCATGCATTTGCAAAGTCATAGACACAGCCGTGCTGTCGCTTATACTTTTGAAATTCGGTAATAGTCGCTTGGTCGGCGCTGTCAATAAAAGCCGTGCGTGCAAAGCCCCATTCATCACGGTTGCGGTCAAGAAAATCAATAAAATTCTTCACCGTGTCACTCGGGGCAATAGGTGTTTGCATTTCGGCATTGTTGTAAACTCTTTCATCAAGCTGAACACACTTACCGTGATTGGTAATGCCGTAAAATGTCATTGCGATAGTGTCAGGCGACTTCTGCGAATAGGCGGTATCAAGACCTGCGGTGAACTGAACAAAGTGTTCCGACTTGCGGTTACAGTTCAAAAACTTTCCTGCCCACTCTTTTGATTTGATGTGTCTTGCCCTCTCAAAATTCGGAAACACAAGCCCTGTTGCTCTGCCTCGCAAACCTAAGATTTTATTTTTATAGAGCTTTGTACCTTTCGGTGCAGAGTTCTTTTTCTTTTCAATCTGTTCAGGAGTAAGACTTAAATTGTCGGCAAAAGAAAAGAACCAATACCGCCAATTCGGTACAGGTTCTTCGGTAAGCTCCGCCGTAATCTCGGGAGGAATATCGTTTTCATATTTTTTAAAAGGACGGGAGCGGTTGACAAACTCCTTATACACAGGCAGGCTCGGATCATCGGGATTCAGCGTTGCAAGCATATAGTCATTACGGGTTGACATCTCTCGGATAAACTCGATATCAGCGGTGTTGATTTCGTCAATATAAACGCACCCAAACTGCGCACCGAGAACCATTTCCCACTTATCCCGACTGCTGTAACCGAGAATATAGATAATTTTGTCCTCAAACTTGATATGCGGCAGCTTGTAGTCCTTGTCGCCGTTGCCGCAATAGACAGCGTTGCGGTGCAAGTCGAGAATACCGTTGTCCTGCTGAATTATAGTTTCCTCAGCCTTGCCCGTAGTTTTGGCGGCAATTGCGTGAAGCTTCTTCGGCGACTGCGACACCATTCGCATAAACTTAACGCCTGCTCCGACGGTAGTTTTGCCGGACGCTGTAGTTCCTTCAAGAAATTCAGCCGACACATTTGTTGTGTTGATAAAGTCGATATACTTTTGTGACAACGGGAATTTGTTACTCACTCAATCCCTCACCACCCAACTGTCTGAACACATCGGATAGTTTTTCGGACTGCTCAACCTTTGCGTCAACCTTAACGGTGTATTCACCCGTCATCTTGTTGAGCGTGTCAATCGCCCTGATTCTGTCGGAGGTGTCCTGCCCGTCATTCCTTGCAATGTCGGACAAAGCAACCTGTCTGTCCTTTGCACTCATAATGCGCTCATCTTTGAGCTTATCGGAAAGCTCCTTGATGTATTTTGAAACTCCAACATTCTCCAACAATTCATATGCTCTTGCGTTTGCGTAATTTTCTGAATATCCTGCCTGTATCGCACTCTGAACGGTGTTACCGCTCTGCGCATAATATTCCGCAAACTTCCTCTGTCTTGCATTTAATTTGTCTTTCACGGTATCACCGCCCTTTCTTTTCCCTCACAACACAAAACCGCCCACAGCTGGAACTATGAGCGGTCTGTGCAATTTTTATCTTAGGAGAGTTCTACATATGTCCTGTTTGTCAAACTTTCATAATACCATTATACGCAGGGTGAGGGTGACATTCAATGACATTCCAAAATAATTTTACGAGAAATCGAACTTTTTTCGGAACGCCTGTAACGCTTCGCCGTGCAATCTCAGAGTATGCCTTACGCTCATTTCCATACTCTCGGCAATATCCTCCCACCTCTGACAATTTATGTAATACTCGGTCAAAATTGCAATGTAACGGTAATCGTCAAGTGCGTTGATTTTACTGCGGATTTCAGTTTTCAACCGCACAAGATTGTCAATTTCCCGATTGATTTCAGTCTGCAGGTCTGCAATCCTGTCAACAATCCGCATAGGGTCATTCACTCCTGATGTCTTAACAGGCTCGTTCTGCTTAACCGATACCTGTGCAATATTCAGCCTAAGTTTCGACAGCTCGTGTTCTTTCGTTCTGATCAGCTTATCCGAAACCCTGACCGAATATAAATAATCTTTAACCGTCAATCCGTATCTACCTCACTTTCAAGCCAATGTTTTGTACAGTCAATACAGCTGTTATTGAATCGCTTTTCCATAGGACAGCCGACATACGAAGTTCCATACGGGCAGTCGAAAAAATTCATACAACTCCGAGCCATTTCATCAATTGACATCTGTTTGATTTTTTCAAAGTTTGTCATTTTCTTCATCTCCTTCAAAATTAACAACTTTTCCGTTGTCGGTGTAATCTCGTTTGTCAAATTCAAGTTTCAGCTTGTCGATGACAACCCTGTCAATATGCTCCCAAAACACTTCATCAGTGTCGGAGTGTTCAATTATTTCGGTCATAGACTTTAGTGCCTTTGCACATCTGTCACGGCCAAAGCCGAAATCTTTATGCAAGGCATACAGCATTGTTTTAAATACTCTGCGCGTGATGTCTTTGTTTTCTTTTTCTCGGATCTGTTCATATGCGCTTTTTGCAATCCGTTCAGCTTCCTGTTTAAGCTGTTTCGGAATCTTAGGTGGTATTCTCGCTTTCATCGTTTGCTCTCCTTTCGTCAATCTTATCAAGTGCAGTTACAATCAACGAGCTTTTGGCTTTGGTGTCCATAAGCTCTGCCTGATAGTAAAACCGACCCGTTGTATTCCGTCTGATGATACAGCCTTTCAGAATGTATTCTGCTCCATTGTACAGCACGGTTCTTTCAAGGTTGCGTTTAACTTCCGAGATATTCACAGTTCTTCCACCTTGATGTAAATACCCGAAACCTCTGCCCAAAACTTTTCACATATCTCACTTGCAACAAGTGCGTCATCAGACCAAAAGCCGATAGCGGTCATACAGTCTTTTAGCATTTTTTGCAGATTGTCTGTATCGGGCTTTGTTATACGATATTCGCCGTCCTGATGTTTACCACGAGGGAAGCACCACTTTGTTATTAACCTGACACCCGACTTGTACGGGTCTGACGGTTTAAACTTTGCTAAATGTGACATGAGCTTTTCTCTTGCCTGTTTCACCTCGAGCGGATTGTAAAAAACAGGTTTGCCGTTTTTTACCATAACTTTATGTTCCTGTGCCGTTACGGTCGGCGGTATCATCGCCATAAAAAATTCAGTCTTCGTTGCATTCGATTTCATAATAATCAGCTCCGTGCCATACTTTTAATTTTGGGTCGTAAACTATGTATCCATTAGCGGCTACCTTATCCAATACATAACTTATCAACGCAGAATTTTTGGAAATCCACTTCATTACTTCGTCGTTGATATAACAATAATTCTCTCCATCTTTTCTTCGTTTTAGTGGAGGCATTCTTTTAGCGACTTTTAATCTTTTATCTTTTGAAGTCGATTTGCATTTTGCCATTTTTTACCATTCCTTTCTTAACTTTAAAATTTTGCTTTTAGTCACAGGTCAGGGGAAGGAGTTGTTGTGCGTAAGCTTCGCACAACTACTTCACCCCTGTGACCTTAGGGAACGGACATCGTTTATATATACGGTAGTATATATACTTTTTCTTTCCCTCGGAAAATCTCGAGAAAAAAGTCATTTTCCGTCATTTTTAGAAAAGGAAAATCTCGGGAAATTTTCCTTATTTTCCTTCACGGAAAGGGAAATTCTCGATAAAATTTTCCTTCCAAATTTGACGGAAAGGGAAAATTTATTCGACTTTTTCCTTTTCCTTTAATCCTGTTTTACCGCCGTCAACCCAAAATCCGCCGTGCTCTTTTAATCGATTTCGGACTGTTTTTTCGGTAACTCCAAGATATGTAGCAATGTCATTTATATCTGCCTGACCGTTATTTTCTTCTGCAGTAAACGCTGTCATAATAGATTCTGAGCGTTTTTTTTTGCGTTCCGATTCACTCTTTTTCTTACCGAAATTCTTCTTGTAAGGCGGGTTAAAATCGCCCTCAAAATTACAGTCTTTCAACACACCTGTTGTATCTGATTTGTGTATCGGATAATCAAACCAAAGATTAAGTGCATCAAATGTCGGAAACTCTCGCAGAGTACCCTCTATTCTCCACGCTGACATCCCTTTTACGGTTTTTTCGGCACGGGCAACATCTGACATCATCAGCTTAAAAGACTGTTCAGGAAGCGTTTTGCGTGCGATGTCAATCATATTATTTGCCATTACCAAATCGTCCTGCGAACACACTTCGCTGATTTGGTTAAAACGACCTATCCAGTCTTTGCAGATTTTACAGGTTCTTTCATCCTTTTGCTGCTTCATCAAATCTTCGCTGATTTCAAGCCTTGTAAGGTCAAGGAGTGCGTCAGGGTCACGGGCAAAAACACCCGAACCCGAAACTCTGTCCATTGACTTTTTACCGCCCTGAGCACCTTTGGAATGGTGGTGACAGTAGATTACCGCACATCCGATTTCTGTACACACCTTGTCAAACTGGTTGCAGAAGTGTGCCATTTGGTCTGCGCTGTTTTCGTCACCCGTGATAACCTTGTATATCGGGTCAATTACTACGGCTATAAAGTTGCCTTTCAGTGCTCTGCGAATAAGCATAGGTGCTAACTTATCCATAGGCACGGACTTGCCACGCAAGTTCCAAATATCAATCCTATTTAAGTTTTTGGGTTCAAGTCCTAACGCTTCATATACATCCTTGAATCTGTGAAAACAGGACGCACGGTCAAGTTCAAGATTCACATACAAGACATTGCCCTGCGCACACTTAAAGCCGAACCATTCTGTTCCCTCGGCAATTGCAATACACAATTCGATAAGACCAAATGACTTACCTGCTTTTGAGGGTCCGCCGAGGAGCATTTTATGTCCCTGTCGCAATACTCCCTCAATCAGAGGCGGAGCAAGTTCGGGAGGATTTTCAAAAAAATCTGCAAGGTTGTCAAGGTCGGGTAAGTCATCGTTAATGCTCTCCACCCAGTCTTTCCACTCGGCAAAGTCTGATTTACCGATGTTTGTGTCAATGATAAACTGCTTTTTGCCGTTGCGGATAACACCGGGCATACGGCTCAGCCTTGACGGATTGCGGTTCTGCTTGTCGATTTCAAAGCCGTTTTTATGGCATACATTGTAGAGATAATCAACCCTTTTGCGGTATTCGTCATAGTTTGCGGCATCAATCTTAACAATAGCGTGGACTGATTTTCCGCCCGAATAAACAAGCACCGCAACAGGCAGCTCAAGCTCTCTGATGATTGCATTTTGTTCTTCAAGAGCCATACAGTCAGATTCCACCAGAGCGTAACGATAATCGGTTACATTCTCGTTTTTAACACCCTTACCGTCCAATGGATTAAACCTTATCCACGCTCCTGCCTCGGGTTTGTAATCACCGAATACATTTGATATGTCACCGTTGCAGTTATTAAGTGCGGCAATAAGCTCACCTGCTGTACGGTCACAACTGCCTTGTGTTGGCGAATATTTAACCTTGCCGTTGTCATTTTTTTTATAAGTTTCAGTAACATAGCCTACATTTTCCGAGCTATCAAAGAGAGTTTCAATGTAGGTCACAATCTCATTTACCGGGTTCCAGTTTGTAGGCTCGTGAAACTTTACACCCTCACAGGTATTTACACCAATATCGCCCTTATCACCCTGCTCAAAAGCAATTTCGTCATTCCAGCCGAGTTCTTTCGATTCACGAAAAGTCATCCCCCTGTCTTTAGCCATTTGGATTATCGTGCCTGCTGTGACAGGTGAGGCAGAGCCGTTAAAGCTCTGCCATTTCTTTTCACACTCACCGTTGTGATATCGACTGTCTGCTCTGCTCCAATCGTCCCAGTCCTTTACGCTGTATCCCTCTTGTTTGAGTGCCATTCCGACATTTACCCAGTCTTGGTAGTCAAGCTCTGACGGACTGATGTATTCAAGTGCATTAAGTAAGTCCAACCGTATTCACCTCGCTTTGCGGTACATATGTTTTCGGGTTAATGTTTTTCGGAGTTCTCCAACCGTTTGCGGCAATCCTTGAAATCAAAGCTGACGCTTCGTCAAACTGCCATTTGCCCACGTGCTGAAAACCTCTGCTTTCAAGCATACGGATTTGTTTAGGTGTGGTTAAGCCCTCAATTCTTCGCTTTTCGAGCCTGTCAAGAATAAGTTTTGCTTTGCCGGCACTCTGGATTTCATCGGGGAATATTCCGAGCTTTTCAAGTTTTGCTTTCTGTTTGTCTGTAGGCGGAGAACACTCCCAGCCGAATGCCGGAACATATCCTGCAAGGTCCTGCGCCTGAATTGACATTTCGTACTGCAACGGATCTACAAGTTTGCGTTTGCGTGTTCGCATTTCCGCAAGCTGATTTGCAAGCGCCTCTTCACGCTGAGCAACAACATCTTCACTTGCTTTTTCCTCCGCTTCTTCAATGTCAATCGGATAACCTGCCTGTTCCGATAAGTTTTCGGTCATCTTTCGTGCGACTTCTTCGTTGTCGCAAATGAGATGTGCAGGTCTGCAAAGTTCGTGTCGCTCTGTGTGCCACAAAAAGTCGAGCAGCAAAAGCTCCGTCTTGTTTGGAGCAAGTCTTGTACCTCTGCCGACCATTTGGCAGTAAAGCCCACGCACCTTTGTGGGTCTTAAAACAACAACGCAGTCAACACTTGGGCAGTCCCAACCCTCGGTTAAAAGCATTGAGTTGCACAGCACGTTGTACTTATCATTTTCAAAATCCTGCAATACTTCCGCTCTGTCTTCGCTGTTACCGTTGACCTCTGCCGCTTTAAAGCCTTTTTCGTTCAAAATGTCTTTAAATTTCTGCGATGTTTTTACAAGTGGTAAAAACACAACAGTTTTACGGTTCTTACAGTATTTTTTCATTTCTTCGGCAATCTGATAAAGATACGGATCAAGTGCCGTGTCAATATCACTTGCTTTAAAATCTCCTGCCTGTGTGGCAACTCCCGAAAGGTCAAGTGTAAGCGGTATTGTCACAGCTTTAATCGGTGACAGATATCCCTCTTTGATAGCCTTAGGGAGCGTGTACTCATACGCAAGCGAATCAAATACTGTTCCTAAATTTTTCATATCTCCTCGGTCGGGTGTTGCGGTAACACCCAACACTTTTGCATTGTCAAAATGCTCAAGCACACGCTGATAGCTGTCGCTGATTGAGTGATGTGCTTCATCAATAATGATTGTGTCGAAATAATCGCTGTCAAAGTTTGACAGCCTTTTCTCACGCATAAGCGTCTGTACAGAGCCTACAACAACCCTGTTCCACGAACCTATGCAACTTTGCTCGGCTTTTTCGACTGACGAATTAAGCCCTGTTGCTTTTTGGATTTTGTCCGCCGCTTGGTCGAGCAATTCTCCACGGTGGGCAAGTATCAGCACCCTGTCACCTCGACGGACACATTCTTCGGTGATTTTTGCAAAAACTATCGTCTTGCCACAGCCTGTAGGCAAGACAAGTAATGTTTTTAGGTTGCCGCTTTCCCACTCGGAGAAAACGGCATTCTTTGCTTCATTCTGATACGGTCGAAGTTGCATTAAAAGCTACCCGGTGTCCAGTTATTCGGCATCGCAGTATTTGGCGTTGCAGGCTGTGTGTTATACTGTGGCGGATATGTAGGCTGTACATACTGCTGAGGTGCAGACTGTGCTACGGCAGGCGATATCGTTGTCACCTGCTCATCGTATGCATAAAAATACTTGATGTCATTTGTTACGCCCTCTGTGCCGTCATTCTTCACATATTTGCGGATGATAACCTGACATTTACCTTTCTTGCCGATAATGCCTGTCCAGTCCATACGGAGCGGTTCGCCGTGTTTTTTCATTGACACGGATAAAAAGAGCTGTGACAATTTCCATTCAAGTGAGGAGTGCAGTACGAAATTAACTGTAATTTCTCGCTTGTCATCTGCTCCCCACACATCAAAAGTCACTTTTGCCATATTGCATGGTGGCAGTTTACCTTTACCCTGTGAGCGAGCACGCTCAACCTTTGCTACTGTAAAATCATAATCACCCTCGGGGAGCGGTTCATAATTTCCGCCCTCTTCGGTTATTTCATCGTTCCAACCAAATTCTCTATCCATTTATACATCTTCCTTTCTTATTAAAACGGTAAGTCACGGTTGCTCTGTATCACTTCGAATACCTTATTCCACGCTCCCACAAGGCAACCGTTAATAAATCGTGGGTCATAGTTTGTGATTGGTGTATCATAAGGGTAGTGTCCCTGTGTAAACACCGCCTGTCTGATTTCGCTTTCGTCAACTCCGTTAGCTCTCATAAGGTCGGCAAGAGCTTTTGGTATGCCCTCGGGAATATTGACAGATTTATCATTCTGTATCTGAGGTGTTGACAGCGGTACAGGCTCGGGAACTTTTTCAATCTGCGTAGGTTGTGGCACAGGCTGTGTCGCAGGCTCTGCCTTAGGTGGTTGAGGTATCGGATTCTGCGAAACAGGACCGTTATTTACAGGTGCAACATCATTAAAAATATGAGCAATGCCTGCGTAGCTAAAATCCATTTCTTCGGGCAGTCCGTGACGATTCTTTGCGTCCCAACAAGGGTGATGAAGCGTGTACATCACTCTCCCTCCGCCCTGTGCCTTGTACTTTCTGCCGTCTTTGTCGGTCGCTACCGCTACTGTTTTATAATTTGCGAAAAGCACCATATCCGCCCATTCTTTTACAAGCGGAGAAATCTGTGAAGCAGTCTTTTTGCCGAGTTTAAGCTCCCAACGGTCATACTCACCGATTTCATCAGGCTGTGAAAACTTGCGGAGCTGTGCGTGTGCGGTAAGCACAACATTTATACCCCTGTCAATCAAATCTTCAAGGCTGTTCAAAAATCTGCCGAACTCCTCTTTTTCGTAAACATATCCGTTTCCGTAACCGAAATCCTCAATACCTTTTTTGCCGTACTTTGAGCAAATATCATCAATACAAAGCTGTTCCGCCCAGTCGATTGTGTCGATGACAACCGTCTTGCATACAGTCGGATTGCTTTTGATATATTCAAGCTGACTCTTTAGCATGGTCCACGATGTCGGCTTATCCATTCTCGCAACATCAAGGTTTTTTGTGCTGCCCTCCGTGTCGATAAACAGAGGGTTCGGAAACTGCGAAGCAAAAGTTGATTTGCCGATACCCTCGGGACCGTAAATTACAACCTTTTGAGCCGACTTGATTTTACCTCTTGTGATGTTCATTATCTTACCCCCTGTACATCCGAAAAATTGATTTTATTGCCGTCAACATCAATGACAACATAGTCGATTGCGTAGTTGAGCAGTTCGTTTGTCAAATCCTGTATTGACTTGCCTGTCATACCTGCAATCAAAACAATTCTTGAATAGTTTTCAGGCATAATCTTGACCTTGGTATAACCGCAGGCAAGCTCTCTGTGCGGATTGCATTTGATTACACATTCATTTGTATTTGTTTTTGCTGTTGTTTTAGCTGTAGTTCTTGTAGCCATAATTAAAACTCTCCTTCTGTCCAAGTCGGTGTTGTAACAGGTGCGGTTGTTTCGGACTTAATATAACCGTCCTCAATGATGATTGAACATTCATCACCGTTTGAAACTCTTGTTGCAATAGCCTGCAATCCCTCTGATTCAAGCCATTTTGCAAAATCTTTGAGTGTGTCGGTATCCATTTGTTCGAGCTTGTCAAGCAGGACAAATCCGCATTCAGGATTGAGCTTGCGAACAATTGCCGTAGCAACACGAAGCTGTTCCGAACCGCTCATGTTGTCCCACTTAAAGCCGTTATATGTAAGCTCGCCTTTTTCAACAGATAAACCGTCAAGGGGCAAGTTCGCGTTATTGAGTAAGTCATATTTAGTTTTGCGGATTTCTTCAAGCTGTGCCGTCATATCGGCATACTTGCGGTAATATTCCTTTGCGTCCTCATCAGCTTTCGCCTTATCAAGGTTTGCTCTGACTTTGCGGTTAATTTCGTCAATTTCGGTAATGTTTCTTTCAAGCTCTGCCGTGCTTTCATCGTGCAGTTCGGCAACGGTCTTTCTGCTCTGTTCAAGCTGTGCAAGCACTTTTGTAAGTTCGGAGTTGTATTTTCTCAAATCCTCGTTAAGCCTGTTGATTTCGCTCTGTAAATTGTTGGCACAGATTTCAAGGTTATCTTTTTCTGCTCTCAGACGGTTGTTTTCGCCGTTGCGTGCAAGGATTTCCTGCTGTTTGTTGATAAGTTCCGAGGCTGACACAGGTTCATTCGGCACACCCTCATACTCGGGCATTTCGGCGGCGAACTTTTTCTTTTGGTCTGCAATCTGACCGATAGCACGGCGCTCGTTATACACCTGTGTTTCCTGCGTTTCAAGCTCGTAAACTCTGTTGCCTACACCGATAATCTGCAGGAGCGTGTCAGCCTTTTCCTTGCCGGTTGCATTCATAAATTTCGGCAGGTCAAGAGCAAAGTTACTGACAAATGCGTCAAGCAAAGCCTGTCCGCCTTTGTTGCCTGCGGTGTCAATTACTTTAAGACTGCTGTTCTTACCGCTACGCTCCACAACAATACCGTTTGAAAGCTTGATTTTGAGGTGTGGCGGAATTGTTGAACCCTCACGGTACGGAGCAGACGGAGCGAAACGATTACCGCCGAGAGCCCACGCAATTGCGTCAAGAACAGATGTCTTGCCCTGTCCGTTTTTACCGCCCAACACGGTAAGTCCGTTTTCGGTCGGTTCATAAGCAACCGCCTTTACTCTTTTTACATTTTCGATTTCAAAAGCTGATATTTTTACTGACATATTAAAGTCCTCCTTGACAATT